TTTTAACCATTGAGCCATAAATGCAGATGTTTCGCCACCTGAAAACGATACTAATAAATTTTTCATAATCTTTTAAAATTCATTCAACTCTTTTAATCTCTTGTTTTCTGCTGCTAATTCGATTTAAAATGGTGCAGGTTCAAAGTAATCATTTATACTCACTTGCTTTATATCTTTTGGCAACCTTACTAAGTTCATTATTTGCCCATCAATACTTCGCCTGATATACGGAGTCCTATCAGGGTTTGAACCTACTACATAATATCTACATGACTGCAAATCGTAATTAAAATCAATGCTCCCAGTTTCGCCCCAATGATTAAACTTTACCTTCTGAATGTGCAAAGTTGATGTATTGTTTTGAAAATCTCTATACATTGAAAATCCTGCATCAGTTTTATTAAAGAAATTGGCACTTCCTGAAATATCGTATAAGGTAGGAACTTCATATCTCAACCCATCAGGCATCTTTTTCATTTTGGTAGGATGTGCCACTAAAAAACAATGTACTTGGTGCAATTCGCAAAAGTTAGCAAGTTTATCTAATTGCTTCCCTACATATCCAGTACTATCGTCTAAATGCTCTAACTTATTCCACGCATCAATAACAAAGAATTTAATTCCTTTTCGTGAAATCAATTGTAAAACACTACTCAAAATAGAATCTAATGTAAAATCTTTTTCAGGCTTAATAAACCAGTATTTTTCTTCTAAATATTCTTTAACTAATTGCACATCATCAAAACTCATTTTGTATTCTCCATCCCATGACTTACCCATAATAATTCGTGCTATCTTACTAAAATGTAGCTTTGTAGGTTTGTTTTCAGGTGAGTAAAAAGCACCGCCCCAATCCTCATTAAGTAACAATCTAACTAACAAATAGTCTAAGAATGAGGTCTTTCCATGTGAGGGAATCCCAGTAAAAGTACTTATGTAACCTTCGTGAAAACTAATTTTTTGGTCTAAATCAGGCACTCCGCATTTTGCCCCTTCAGGTAATCCATTTCGGTAAAAATCGTCTATTTCATCTTCAAAATCTGAAATAGTAAAACTACCTTCTAATGGGAAATTAATTGGTTTTGTAGCAAACTCTACTACCTTTTCAATTCCATACTTTTGCAAACATTCATTAGCATCTTTACAATCACCAAAAATAATATAATCGCATTTTTCAATCCCTAATCTTTGCGCTAAGTCATTTCTAAGTTTTCGGCCTGCGGTATCGTTATCAGTTGCAATGTGAAATCTTTTAATTTCAGACAGTTCATTTAGGCAATTTTCAAGATAAACCATGTTATTGCTATTCAGGTTTGCACCATTAGGAACTGAAATAACGTTTATTAGGCCTGTTTGGTGAAACGTAATGCAGTCTATTTCGCCTTCGCATATATACACCTCACTACTTTCTTTTAATGCGTTTAAATTAAAGAAAATCAATTCAGCATCTTTTACTAATTTAAAGTTTTTTGCTCCATCCCTAAACTTAGTGTTTATCAGTTCATCATTTCGGAAGTAATTAAAACCGATTGTATTTACTTCTTTGTTGACTTGCGGCATCCACTCTATTTGCTTTGTTATCCTGAAGTGGTTTAATGTTTCGTTGCTTATTCCACGTTTAGCAAACCAATCTATTTCAAGCAAACCTAAGTTAGTTCTATTGGTAAAAATTGGTTTGATGTACTCTTTTTTCTTTTCAATTATCAAAGTTCCTTTCCATCCGCAATGATTACAATTCCATACTTTTTTATCCAAATTAACACCTAAGCACTTATCTTTTTTCTTTTTTCGGGTATGACTACATTCAGGGCAAATAGTAACAACTTCACCTGAATACTTACCACGTGGAATCTCAATTCCGTAATCTTCATAATTGTTCATCGTGCTATTTGTTTTGGAGTCGGTGCAATTCTATTTTCAACTTTAAACCAATTATTTTTTACTTTATTTTTCCAATTCAATACTGGTTTATTTTGGCTATCATGCCAATTTTTATTATTGTAATGATACCAAGCAGTTTCTGCACTAAAAGCACTAAATCCATTTTCTACAAAATACTTTATCATTTCCTCAATAGTTGGATTTTTTATTTTCCCCTCTGCACTCCCCTTATATTCATTATCATTATCATTATCATTATCATAAGAGTTGATGAACTCTTGACTAAGTGTTAGGTAACTCTTTAAAATATCAATTGAAATCTTGTTTCTTTTAAGTAGTTTTACTGCACTATCTTGCTGTTTTACACCACTTTTAGGAAAGTCAGGGTATTGGAACTTTAAAAACTTAGGCATAAAATAAACATAAGAATCTATTTTTACCACGTATTCGCACATAGTACTCAAAATTGATTCAAATTGGGAAAGTCCAGTTTGAAACTCTGCTAATTTTCTATTTAGCTTGTAAATTCCTGCATGGTCACAATTGCAGATTAAATAAATGAAAGCAAGTTTTTGTTCAATTGATAACTCGCTAAACCAATCATCAGAAAATAAATTGGTGTCAATAAATCTTTTACTCATAATAAATAAAAAGCCCCAACTGGTAGTGAGTTCAGTCAGGGCTTGGTAAATTGTTTTACCTTGTGAAAACGGTCTATGCTCACTACTTCATACACCGCTTATTGAAATACAATATTACTAATTTTCTACCTTAGTTTTTTCAGAACTTTTTAACAATGATATAAGGTACTCGATTTTTTCATCACAATAAGCATCTCGCAAATACATTGCAGTACGTCCTTGAAATAGTTTACTTTCTATTAACTGCCTCATAACTATTGTTACATCTGTGTATTCTTCTAACAAATTATTAAAGTGTTTCGGTTCATCAGGGTATAACCTATGTTTAATAATTGCCTGAGTAAGTTCTGCCATTTCTTCAACTAATTTTAAAAGTTGGTTTTCGACTCCGAACTTGTCGACTGCTTGTTTAAATATGTTTTCGCTTTTCATGTCTTTGTTCATTGCTTGATAATCTCTTTCGTCCATAGTTTTTTTTACTTATAAATTCCCATTAACTCATTTACTTTAACTCTTAAAAGTATTCGGTCTGAATTATTCAAAGGTATTTGTTTGTCAAATTTGAACGACTCAATAAACTTAATACACTCGTTACTTTTTTTAATCCATTCTTTAAGTTCGTGAATCTCCCATGATAAGTCTTTCCATTCCAATTTAAGTCCAGTAATATAGTCGAATATATCTTGACCAAATTCACGAATTAAGCCGTCAACGTAATCACTTTTTGAACTCTTATAATTGTTACAAAATTTGCATTCTCCAAATTCGTTCATTAAATGAAACTTGATGTAAGGGTGTGAACTCCTGGCAGCGAAGTGACCTGCCTCCAGCTTTTTAGGTTTATTGCATCCTATACACCTACAACCCTCATCAATTAGCCTCACCATGTAGTTAATTTTAACTTGTAGTGCCTTTTCATAGTCGCCCTTTGTCATTAATCCACTTTTCAACTTTTCACGCTCTAATCGCTTGTTTTGGTTTCTTTGCTTAGTGACAACTATTTTACTTAATTCAATTGCACAAGTCATAGAACAAGCGACCTCAGTTGTAGAATGTTTCGGAGTGAACGGACCTTTGCAAAATCTACACTTTTTTGGTTTCATTTAATTTACTTTCAATAATCTGCTTTAACTCGTCAAACTTGACCTCATTAAAATCTTTTTCATAAAATACTTCTACCTTTACTTCTTTGCCTAAGATTATAAGTACATGGTATTCGTTTTCTGTACCTTGTCTTAAATCTCGATTCATTTGGTCTAAATACTCTTCAGTAGGTATTTGAGGGATTGTTATTACTAATATTGGTTTAGGCATTTTTCACCTCCCTAATTATCTTGTATTGCTTAACTACAACCTTTGCACCGTATCGAGTAGTCACCTTTTTATCCCGCTTCGAAATCTCGTACTTGCCAGACTGAATCAACTCGCTTACTCTTGTGCCTAACTTGGTACATCCGATTAATTCGAATGCATCCCAAGTGCTTACATACCTCTTTTTTAATAGCTTAATAATAGCTTGTTTTTGTGTGTTTCTCATGTTGTTTGGTTTTAAACTTTATAATTTGCAATTACTTCATTCATCTTTTCTAAAACTTGTGTTGACATCTCTTCAAGGTGAGTCAATCCGTCTGCATCTTGCAAGTATTGATTGGCTTCTTTATCCCTTGAATAGATTTCGTTGAGTTTGGAATTAAGTAGATTTGAATTAGCGAATATATT